CTGACCTGGGGGGGCAGCTTGGATTTGAATATCAGCTTGCTATCAGCGTTGGGTCAGTGCAATGCGGATAAGGCGGGGATCCGGCGCGTGGAACTGATGCGCGCCTCTCCTGCAACAGGCAATAAAAATCATATCGACAACATAAGGTAATGAATGATGGAGAAAGCAGTGCAGATTGCAGTAAACACCCCGGCGTTTAAGTTCGACCTGAATCAGATGGTCAATGTACGCGTTAGTGATGAGTTCGGCGAGGTGCGTGGGCGCGCTCAGTATGCCAATGCTGAGAACCAGTATTACATCCACTACCGCGCCGCTGATGGCCGTGCAACTTCGTCCTGGTTCGATGAATCCCTGCTGGTCGCTGCAGAGGATGATTGCCACCCTGGTTGTCCTATCTATAGCTGTGCCGAAATGCCGGAAGGGGCGACGGTAGAAGACGAGTAAGCATTACAGCAGGCCTTCAGTGGGGGGTCTGTGATAATGTAGACTTGTGTTTTTTCTGAGCGCCCCATGTATAGAAAACTATCATTGTGGTAAGTACCCAAAATGGAGGACTTATGCTTCAAGATTATTTTTCACATTCTACATCCGATCAAGAGCGTCGCTTGCTGGCAGTACAGGCAGCTTTAGAGATTGTAAAAGCTTCTGTTGGCTCTCCTACTTCTTATACTGGTGGTAAAGCTTTTGCTGATTTTAAGGCTGTAACTGAAGGGGTTGGCTCATTAGCTGATGCTATCCAGGATGCACTGGAAAGCAATGATGATGAATAATTGTTATTCCTAATTAATAACCCGCTGCGGCGGGTTTTTTATTGTTATTACCACACTCAGAGCAATTATCGTTACAGCCAGGCCGCCATGTGCGGCCTTTTTCATGGGGGTATGTATGACGTCATCACCGTTTCAATTCACGCGAGGACGCCGCTGCAGCTATTGCGGTTCGTTAACGCATATCGTTCAATTCTGCCCCAAAACGTATGCGGGGCGCTCGAATATAGAGAGCCGTGAGCGGGTTAAGCAGCTGGTTAACAGCACCCGTAACCAATAATCGGTTTGCGCCGCCTGTCGCCGTGTCCTCTCCTTAACCGAGACCATGCCATCCTTCATGTGAGTGGGCGGGGTCATTCAAAAACAGGTAACGCCGGGGTGGTTCCCACATGCTCGCCAGCTGGAGCTATGGCGGAGGAATCCAGCGCACCAATCAACAAATGATAACCATTATCAAAAGGTACTCCCTGAGGGTGGCCCTACTGCGGGTCACGCGCCACGCGGCGGGCGGCTAGTTTTTGCACTTTGATCGCCATCATCAGCACCTGCCGTAATATCATGATTAATATATAAAAAATATAGATCCATCTGGTGAGTGTGTTTTGCACTGTCGCCAGGTGCATTTTTCTTATTCGTTGAATTTTAATGCGAAATTGTGTTTTAAGGTGGTGAATCGGGGTGTGAGATGGGAACTGTTGACGATCTTGGCACTGCCTTTGCGTGGAGTATCTCTAAGATTTCAGAGGCTTTTTCTCTTGATCGGGCCACAGTGCGCAAACGGCTGGCCGAAGCTGGTGTAGAGCCAGCCGGAGAGAGTAGAGGGAATTCCCTATATGCTCTCCGTGATGTCGGGCCAGCGCTGTTTTCTACTAATAGCGCTCCTGCTGATATCGATGCCATTCAAAACCCCGCATTGATGCCACCAAAGGACCGTAAGGACTGGTATCAGTCCGAGAATGAGCGCGTGAAGCTGGAGGAGAGTACACGGCAACTGATCCCGGAGTCTGAGGTTGTGTCTGTGTTTTCCAGTATGACAAAAGCCGTTGTTCAGGTGCTTGAAACCGTACCAGATCTTCTAGAGCGCGATTGCGCATTGTCTCCGCAGGCTGTCTCGCATGTCCAAAATGTCATTGATGATCTGCGTTTTACGCTGGCTGAACGCACATACCATGCCTGCGCATCGGATTTGGCCGGCAGTGAGGAGGGGCTAGGGGAGGACTGATGTACGCATCCGCAAAAATGATAGGGCAGGATTTATCGGCTCGATTAAAGCCGCCGCGTCGAATGAGGGTATCCGAGGCTGTTGGGAAGTATATGCGAGTGCCAAAGAGTGCAGGCAACTCTGTCGCTTGGGATCCGAATGTGTCGCCGTATGTGCTAGAGCCGTTGGATTGTCTGTCGTCGAGAGAGTTTGATGCGGTGATTTTTGTCGGTCCCGCCCGAACGGGGAAGACCGTGGCGCTGGTTGATGGATGGATTGTTTATAACATTTGCTGCGACCCGTCCGACATGCTGATTGTGCAGATCTCTGAGGAGAAAGCCAGGGAGCATTCGAAAAAACGCCTTGACCGTACTTTCCGCTGTAGCCCAGCAGTGCGCCGTCGGATGAGCCCGCGCCGGAATGACAATAACGTTCATGACAAAATTCTACGTGATGGATCCTATCTAAAAATTGGTTGGCCATCGGTAAACATTATGTCGTCATCAGACTACCGCTTTGTAGCGCTGACTGACTATGACCGTCTGCCGGAGGACATTAATGGTGAGGGTGATGCTTTTAGCCTGGCATCTAAGCGCACCACAACGTTTATGTCGGCTGGGATGACTCTGGTTGAGAGCTCGCCAGGGCGAGATATTGTAGATACGAAGTGGAAGCGGACGACGCCACATGAGGCGCCTCCCTCGACGGGGATCTTGTCACTCTACAACCGAGGCGATCGCCGGCGCTGGTACTGGCCATGTCCCCACTGTGGTGAGTTTTTCCAGCCGATTATGGAGAACGTTGTCGGCTATAGAGATAACCCGGATCCCATGGAGGCCAGCGAGGCGGCTCGGGTACAGTGCCCACACTGTATGGGGCTGATTGAACCGCATCAAAAGCGTGAGCTTAACGCGCGCGGCATCTGGCTGCGCGATGGGGAAATTAGCTATGCCGATGGTGAGCGTAGCGGAACGCCACGTCGATCTCGTATCGCGTCTTTTTGGATGGAGGGGCCGGCGGCGGCGTACCAGACCTGGGCGCAGCTTATCTATAAAATTTTGACCGCTGAACAGGAGTATGAGGCGACCGGTAGTGAGGAGACGCTGAAAACGGTCATCAATACTGACTGCGGGCAGCCGTATATGCCGCGCCGTTCGCTGGAAAGCCGCAAGAGCGATGTCCTTATGGCGCGTGCGGAAGTGATAGAGAAGCGCGTTGTACCGGAAGGCGTGCGCTTCCTGATCGCGACGGTGGACGTACAGGGTGGTAAGAATCGTCGTTTTGTCGTGCAGATTATCGGTTATGGCGCCGATGGCGAGCGCTGGGTAGTCGATCGCTACAACATCCGCTATTCCATGCGGTTCAATGAGAATGGGGAAAGTCAGCCGATTAATCCGGCTTCATTCGCTGAGGATTGGGACCTGTTGAGAACGGATGTTCTTGATAAAACCTATCCTTTGGAGTCATCGCCGGATATTCGCATGCCGATATTGGCGATGGGGGTCGATTCTGGGGGTGAAGATGGCGTCACCGATAACGCCTACACTTTTTGGCGCCGTTGCCGCCGTGACGGTGAGAGTCGGCGTGTCTATTTGCTGAAAGGGGATAGCGTATCCCGCAGCAAGCTGATCTCGCGCTCTTACCCTGACAACACAGACCGCTCCGACCGCCGTGCAAAGGCCCGAGGTGACGTTCCTATCTATCTGCTGCAAACCGATAAGCTCAAGGATCGGATCTCTGGTGCGCTATCTCGCGATATTCCTGGACCAAATTATATTCATTTCCCCGACTGGCTTGGGGAGTGGTTCTATGAGGAATTGACGTATGAGGAGCGCGATATCAGCGGGAAATGGCGCAAGCCAGGGCATGGCGCAAACGAGGCGTTCGACCTTTTCTGTTACGCGCATGCCATCGCCATTCTTCGTGGGTATGAACGTATTAATTGGGAGAGCCCTCCCGTGTGGGCGCGTTTACCTACTGAGCCATCATCAAAACCAGTAACGCAGCCCGCGTCCGAAGAAAATAAACCGGTTAACACAATCAATTTCGAGGCCGTCCTCGCGGCGCCAACTGTTGTTCCTGATAAAGAGATTAAGGGAGGGTGGATACTGTGACGCGAGAAGAATTGGAGCAGCGGCGCCAGGCTTATTTGGAGGCTGAGCGCGCCGTGTTAATGGGGAAGTCCATCTCAATTAACGGGCAGGAAATGACGATGGAAAGCCTGTCGGTGATCCGCAAGGGGCTGGAGGATATCGACGCGCAACTACGAGCTAAAACCCGACCCCGCAGTTTGCACTCAGTAGCGAGGTTCTAATGGGTATCTTGGGGAAGATGGTGACGGCTATTGCGCCTCACTGGAAGTTGTCACGCCTACGCGCTCAGCACACTATTCGGGCGTATGAGGCGGTCATGCCTACGCGTACGCATCGAGCGCACCGAGAAAATCGCTCACCTAATCAAGCCACGCAGTTTGGCGGCAAGTCATTGCGCGAGCAAGCGCGGTGGCTAGATGAAAACCACGATCTGGTTATCGGCGCTTTGGATAAATTGGAAGAGCGGATTATCGGCTCACGGGGAATCATCGTTGAGCCACAGCCCCTAACGCCGGACGGTGCGTTAAATAAGGAGCTGGCCGAAGATATCCGCATGGCGTGGGCCGAATGGTCGGTAGCTCCAGATGTATCTGGTCAGTATACGCGGCCCGTGTTGGAGCGCTTGCTGTTGCGTACCTGGTTACGTGATGGCGAAGTGTTTGTGCATACCATCTGCGGATCGGCGGTGGGGTTATCTAAGGTTGCCGGTGTTCCTTGCTGGCTGGAGGCGATGGAGCCGGATTACGTGCCGTTAGGCATGAGCGATCAAGAAACGAATCTGGTTCAGGGGATCCAGTTTAATAACTGGATGCGTCCTACTGGCTATCAAGTCTATAAGACGTATCCGGGGTTTGGCGTTGGTCTCGCTGATACCAAGGTAATCTCTGCAGATAATATGCTGCATCTGAAATTTACCCGCCGGTTAAATCAGGCTCGCGGGGTGTCGCTGTTATCTGGCGTCATTATTCGTTTGGCCGATCTCAAAAATTACGAGGACAGCGAGCGTATTGCGGCGCGACTTGGCGCGGCGTTTGGCGCCTATATCAAGCGGGGTGACGCACAGACCTTTAATGACGACAACTACGAAAAAGGCAAAGAGCGAGAGCTGAATATTACGCCTGGGATGATCTTTGACGGCCTTGGTCCGGGTGAGGATATCGGGATGATTAAGTCAGATCGCCCGAATCCGAATCTTGAGACGTTCCGCATGGGGCAATTACGAGCCGTCGCCGCAGGAACCCGAAGCAGCTTTTCCTCTATCGCCCGTAACTACGATGGCACATACAGCGCGCAACGCCAGGAGCTGGTCGAGGCGCAAGAGGGTTACGCCATCCTGCAAGATGCCTTTATCGCTGCTATTACTCGCCCGATGTATCGCCGCTGGCTGTCCGCTGCGATTGCAGCTGGCCGTATTACTGTCCCGCGCGGTATCGACAAAGAAACGCTATTCAACGCCGTTTACAGCGGCCCCGTTATGCCGTGGATTGACCCACTCAAAGAGGCCAACGCCTGGAAGGTCATTCTTCGTGGCGGCGCCGGTACGGAAAGTGACTGGATCCGTGCCCGAGGCGGAACCCCGGCAGATGTGAAACGTCGTCGTAAGGCTGAAATCGACGAAAACAGAGAGCTGGGGCTGGTGTTTGATACCGATCCGGCTAATGACACAGGAGGAGATCCCAGTGGTGGGAAAGAAGAACCAAATCATGAGTCCAAAGGGGATGGCCGCACTCGGAGCCGGACGCGGTAGTAACTGGTACAGCATGAAAGCCAGTGCGGAGGATACGGCGGACATCAGTATCTATGAAGAAATTGGCGGGTGGGGTATTTCAGCCCGCCAGTTTGCTGAGGAGCTGACAGCGTTGGGGCAGGTGAACCACATTAATCTGCACATCCACTCCCCAGGCGGTGATGTCTTTGATGGCATCGCCATCTATAACCTGCTGAAAAATCACCCAGCCAGCAAAACGGTGTATATCGATGGCCTGGCCGCTTCGATGGCCTCGGTGATCGCCATGGTTGGTGACCCAATCATCATGCCGGAAAACGCCATGATGATGATCCACAAGCCCTGGGGCGTTGCCGGCGGTGATGCCAATGAAATGCGTGATTACGCTGATTTGCTGGACAAGGTTGAATCAGTGCTGATCCCGGCCTATGCCGAGAAAACAGGGAAGACGGCAGACGAGATCGCGGCGCTGCTGGAGCAAGAGACGTGGCTGAGCGGCGTCGAGTGTGTCGAGCAAGGATTCGCTGACAAAACCATCAAGCCTGTCAAGGCGATGGCCTGCATCCAATCTAAACGAGTAGAGGAATTCGAACATATGCCGAAGAGCATCCGTAATCTGATCAATCCGCAAGCCAATGCTGGCCGTCAGCCTACCCATCAGGAACCGGCGGCGCCGGCGGGAAATCTCGACGTTAACGCTATTCGCGCCCAGGTGCAGGAAGAGCAGCGCCAGCGTGTCACCGGTATCCAAGACCTATTTGCCATGTTTGGTAACCGCCATGCCGATCTGATGGCGCAGTGCGTGTCCGATGTCGATTGCTCTGTCGATCAGGCAAAGGACAAGCTGCTGGCCGAATTGGGTAAAGGTGCGACGCCGACCAATCAGCTGAACGGTACGCAGAACCGCACTAACTCGCACATCTACGCGGGCAACGGTAACTTCACTGGCGATGGCATTCGTGCTGCCCTGATGGCGCAATCCGGCTATGAAGAAGGCCAGCGCGATAACCCGTATGCCGGGATGACGCTGCGCGAAATGGCGCGAATGTCGCTGACAGAGCGTGGGATCGGCATTGCCGGCTATAACCCGATGCAGATGGTCGGTCTCGCTTTTACCCACTCAAGCTCAGACTTCGGCAACATCCTGCTGGACGTGGCCAATAAGTCTATTCTGCAAGGCTGGGAGGATGCAGGGGAGACGTTTGAGCAGTGGACGAAGAAGGGGCAGCTTTCCGACTTCAAAGTTGCGCATCGTGTCGGCCTGGGTGGCTTCTCCTCACTGCGTCAGGTGCGCGAGGGAGCTGAGTATAAGTACGTTACCACCGGTGATAGCCAAGCGACGATCGCGCTGGCGACGTATGGTGAGCTCTTCAGCATTACTCGCCAAGCTATCATCAACGACGATCTGAACATGCTGACCGATGTGCCGATGAAGTTGGGGCGAGCCGCCAAGGCGACGATCGCTGATCTGGTTTATGCCGTTCTGACGAAAAACCCGAAAATGTCGACGGATGGTGTCGTGCTGTTTGATAGCGCCAAGCACCATAACGTATTGAGCAGTGCCGCCATGGATGTTCCCAGCCTGGATAAAGGTCGCCAGCTGATGCGGACGCAAAAAGAAGGCGATCGCCATCTGAACATCCGTCCGGCGTTTGTCCTGGTTCCGACAGCGATGGAGGCCAATGCCAATCAGGTTATTAAGTCGGCCAGCGTTAAGGGGGCTGACGTTAACTCTGGCGTTATTAACCCGATCCAGAACTTTGCCACCGTTATCGCCGAACCGCGCCTGGATGATGCCAGTGTATCGACCTATTACCTGGCGGCCGCGAAAGGCAGCGACACGATTGAGGTCGCCTATCTCAACGGCGTAGACGCTCCGTATATCGATCAACTGGATGGTTTCGACGTTGATGGAGTGACGACGAAAGTCCGCATTGACGCGGGCGTTTCTCCGCTTGATCACCGCGGCCTGGTGCGCTGCTCTGCATCGTAATATCGGCCGATAATCCGAATACCACGAACTGGCCCTTATGGGCTTTTTTTATGTCCTGAATTTGGCCTCTCACGGAGAGGCCTGGAGGCTTTATGGCTAAAAATTTTGTACAGGAAGGTAAGACCATCCAGTTTACTGCGGCGAAGGCCACGGAAAGTGGCGCCCTGGTTCAAGTGGGCGACGTTATGGCTGTTTCCATTTCCGATGTTGCTGCTCAAGCGCAGGGCGTTGGCATGGCTGAGGGGGTATTCCTGTTACCGAAACTGCGGACCGATGATATGGCCACCGGTAAAAAGGTGTACCTGAAGAGCGACAAAGTGCAGCTGGCCAATAGTGCCAGCGAGCCCTATGTCGGTGTGGTGTGGGAGGCTGCCGGCACTAGCGATGATTTCGTGCCGGTAAAAATCAATGCCTAACCCATTCGACGAGCTGGCTGGCAGGATGGACGCGACTATCTCTCAGCGTTTCGGTAAGCCAGCCGAGATCAACGGCACTTCGGTTATCGTGGTGCCCTCATCGTTATCAGCGATTCTCGGTCCAGTGGAAGCCAGCGTGCTGACTCTGATCGTGTTTTCACCCGGCTATCGGCCACGGCGCGGTGACGATGTGAGGTGGAACCAGAAAGCCTACACCGTGAGTAAGTTTCATCAGCAAAACGGGAAGTGGGTGATCCAACTGGAGATCGGCTAATCGGGGGGGGTATGGCATTAGTTAAAGGCATGGACAGGTTGGAGGCCGTCCTGCGTGATCTCAGCGATAAAGCTGTCCCTGCCGCCGTGCGGCGTGCGTCAAGGAAGGTCGCAGAGGCGGCCATGTTGCGTGCCGCAGAGCGAGTAGCCAGTAAAGAGAAGCTGCCCATCGATAAAGTCAAAAGGCGCATGAGGTTGTACACCCCTCGTGGCGGCATTGCGGCCTATTCGAAAATCACGGTATATCGAAGCGCAATGCCGGTCATTAATCGTGGGGCCCCGCAGTTGATCCTCGGGCCGCGCAGTGGCGGGCGGTCTGGCTGGCGTGGATCTGTATTAACGGCTGGCGGCCGCTCTTATCCCGGCTCTTTCCTTGTCTACATCCCCAAGTATCGTCACTGGCAGATCATGCACAGGACTGCGGCGGCGATTGCCGCCAAGCAGAGACTGATGATCGACGCGACGCGTGAGGATATGTCAGGCGTGTTGACGCAGGCATTTGAGATGGAGAAAGACAACATCTTGAGCGAGATGGAGGATGAGCTGGGTAAGCAGCTGACGTCACAGCTGAAGCGGGAGATGAAGCGATGAGCGCAACGGAGATCCGTAAGGCTCTGGTCGATGAGTTCCGCAGGGTCTTAAAAGACGAGCCTGAAGAAGTCGCCATTTTCAATGGGCTGCCAGCGTTTGTTGACGGTGAAGAGGAGTTACCGGCGGTTTCTGTGCATCTGTCAGATATTGCGGATGACGATGAGTTTCTCGACGATCCGAAATGGCGGGCAGTTTTGCATGTGGCCGTGTTTGTTAAATCGAGCGCGCCGGATAGTACGTTAGATCACTGGGCTAGCCGCTTAGTTTTCCCGGTTGTTCCTAACTGTCGGGAGTTATTGCGCCTGTGTTCATCAATCGAGTTAGTGGGATGCACCTATGACCGCAGTGATGTCGCTGCGACTTGGGCTGCTATTGATGTGAAATATAACATTACGTTTGAGTGGGAGTGATATGGCTGATCCGCTGAAAAATGAGCCGATTAAAGGCGCAAAGACCACGTTCTGGTATTACATCGGGCGTGGTGTTGGAACCCCCCAGTCGCCGGAGCCTGACTGGCGTCGATTGGGTAAGGTAAAGTCACTGAAGCCGGGAGAGATGAAAGCCGACACTGAGGATGATTCCTATCTCGACGATCCTGATGCCGACTGGAAGCAGAGCTCTCCGGGGCAAAAATCAGTATCGGAGGCGTCGGTAACGTTAGCGTGGATGCCTGGAGACCCGGGGCAACAGGCGTTGATGGATGCGTTTATGCTGGGTAAAACGCTGGCATTTCGCATTAAATACCCGAACGATACTGCCGATTTTTTTACGGGATTCATTACCAATCTTGGCAAAGAGATCAACAGTAAAGATGTTATTACGCGAGACATTAAAATTCAGCCATCCGGTAAGCCGATCTCAGCAGAAGGACTTATCCCGGCGCTGACTGGTATCAAAATCTCTACCGGGCAATCTGCAGATGGTACGGCGGTTGCACTGACAGGCAGCCAAGGCAAATGGACGGGGAGCGCTCCCGTATCTAAGGGGCGTATCAGCCTAACCATTGAACCTATTCCGGCGGGGGCAGCCATTCCAGCATTGAGTGTTGTTTCCTCTGCGCCAGATAAGGCGTTGATCCCCGATGCTACGGCTCCCGATATTGTGCCGTTAATGGCGGGTGAGGCGGCGATCACGATCAGTGGCGGTGGCTTTACTGATAAATTAACGCTCACGTTAAGTTGATTTTTCATTGCAGCAGCCCGCCATTTTGGCGGGTTTTTTATTGGGGGCGTGGATGTTTTTAAAAAAAGAGAAATTTACTCACTGCGAGCATTCTGTTGAGCTTCGTGAGCTGTCAGCACTGCAGCGTATTGAGTATATGGAGTATGCGGCAGCAAACCAGATCAATGATGACGGCGAGATTGAGCCGATGAAGTATATCTCGGCGCTTAATCGCATGGATATCAAGCTGAATGCCATGTTGGTTGCCATGGCCACGGTATCCCCAGAAAAAATGGAGGATCCGACGGAAATGCAGGTGTTACAGCACAGCATCATGCGGGCATGGCCATCGGATGCGCTGGGAAAGGCGGGAAAATTAGTGATGGCCTTGAGCGGTATGCTTCCCCCGGAACCTGCCCCGGGAGAGTCTCCAGACGGAACCCTCGGAGAGCATGATGCGGGAAAGTTTTAGGGCGGGAAATGGCCTTTGTTTTGGGACTGGCGCGAGAGTTCCGGCGCGCTGACTGGCGGCGCTGGTTGTCCTCTATGAGCTGCACGGAGTTTAAAACGTGGGCAGATTACTATGCTACCCGCCCCTTCTTTGTTGATCTGGTTGATTGCGAGTTTGCTTCCCTGAAGCTGAATCAGTTCCTGTTGGCAGGCGGAAAGAGTGATGAGGTCTCTATGCAGGATTTTAGCCTAATCACTGCCGGCGATGAAGCGCTCGAGCCCGAGGAAGATATGGGAGACGATCAAATTATGGCGGCCGCGACATTTATTCCTGGGGGGGTGCGATTTGGCCAGTGAAACTGATCTTGAGATATTTATCGGTGCTAACACGGCGCAGTTCCGTGAGTCGATGCAAAAAGCTCGCGATGATATTCAGATCGTGAACGAGGAAGTGCGGTCCGCGGCTGCCGCGACAGAAGACGGCGCCGATAAATTTACGGCAGCCCAAGTCCGGGCAACGCAACGCCTCCTGCGTTCGATCGATCCGACGTTGCGGTCTATGGACGCCCTTGAAGTAAAGCAGCGCAAGGTCGAGCAGTCACTTCGTGATGGCAAAATCTCAACGGAAGAGTATTCGCGCGCCATGCAAATTCTGTCCCGAGATCTGGAACAGACACAGGCTAAAGAGCGGCTGCATGCGGCCGCGTTTGGGCAGGCTACCGCGGCTATGCAGCGGCAAGATCAGATGCTCAAAAAAATGAACATCTCAGTCGGACAATACCGTAGCGCCGTTGGCATGTTACCGGCGCAGATGACTGACGTGGTTACGCAGTTGGCGGGTGGTCAAAATCCTCTGCTCATCCTGCTGCAGCAAGGCGGGCAGATTAAGGACTCCTTCGGCGGCATAAAGAATACGTTTGTCGCGTTAAGTTCGGTTATTTCACCCGCAGCGCTAGGCGTCGTAGCATTATCCGGCGGTATTGGTGGGTTGGCATATGCGCTGTATAAGGCCGAGCAGGAGCAGCAGGCGTTTAATCGCAATCTGATTATGACGGGTAGCTATGCCGGGAAAACGACGGGGGAATTACAAGCGCTGGCGCGAGCTATGTCTGGCGATGGTCTGTCTCAAGGGAGTATGGCATCGGCATTGGCTCAGACGGTTGGCTCTGGTGCATTTTCTGGTTCATCTGTTGAAATGGTTGCTAATGCTGCTGCGCGCCTTGAAAAGTCAACTGGAGCATCAATTGACTCAACCATCGAGCAGTTTAAGCGGCTGCAGCAAGATCCAGTAGCAGCGGTAAAGACGCTTGATGATCAGATACATTTTCTGACGGCGGCGCAGTTGGAGCAGATCACTACGCTTGCTTCTCAGGGGCGAGAGCAGGAGGCGGCTAGAGTGGCCATGAATGCGTATGCGGCAGCTATTAATACCCGTACAGCAGAAATGCGTGAAAATCTTGGGTCACTTGAAATAGCATGGAGGTCAGTAAAAAATACTGCTTCTGAGGCGTGGGATTCTATGCTGAATATTGGGCGTGAGGTTCCAATCAGCGATAAATTGGAAGAAACTCGCCGTCAGCTTGAAAACGCTAAACGGGATTTGGTTAATTTAAAAAAAGGGTCAGTGAATGTAGATACTACTGGGTATGGTTTCGGGCGAAAAAGTGACTCGTTAGGTTCTCAAGAAAGTACTCAGGCCATTATTGAAAAGCAGTCGCTAGTATTACGATTGCAAAAACAGCTTGGAGAACTCGGAGAGAAATCATATCAAGAGTCTATTAAGGCTGGCAGAGAGAAAGCAGATCGAGATGATCAAGAGCGCCAAAAACGACAAATTGAAGCAACAGAAAAGTTAAATCGTGAGTACGAGAGCGAGGCAACTCGACACATTAGGAAGCTGGAACAGATCAGAAATTCCGGCGCTGCGAAAGATGCTATCGACCTTGCTATCAATGCTGAAAATGAACGCTATGCAAAATCTCAGTCACGGGGTAACCAAGGTTCCCCGCAAGGGGAAAGCTTGGCAGATCGCTATAGCCAGCGCCTTGCTCAAACCCGAGAAGCATTGCAGTTGGAACAGGCTGGAGCGCAAACCCTAACACAATCAGAGCGCGACCTGATCGCACTTCGTCAGCGTTTGGATGACCTGAAAGGGCGCAGCCTGACTAAAACTGAGCAAAGCGTGGTGGCGAATGCCGCCATTTTAGAGAAGTTACTCTCCCAGAACGTAGCGGAGGAAAAGGCGTTAGAGCAGCAGAAAGCGCTGAATGAAATGAGGCGCAAGGGTTCTCAGCTCTCTATGCAGATGGAGCAAGAAGCGCAACGAGATAGCCGGACGCGATCATTTGAACTGCAGGGGTTTCGAATGGGTGACCTAGCCCGTGAGCGGGCACGGCAGGAGATGGTTCTCCGCGATCACTACGATCAGGTTATGGGGGAGTTAGAGCGAAGCGCCACACAAAAAAGGACGAAGGGTAGCACGGAGTATTCAGATGCAGTCCGCATGCTGCAGGAAAGCCTAGAGCAGCGGTTACAGGCATTGCGTGGTTACTATGCTGCGGTTGATGCGGAGCGGGCCCGCTGGGATATTGGCGTAAGCCGCTCTATGCAAAATATTAAAGAGGCCGGGGATGATGCCGCTGGCGCCGCTGGGGAGGCGCTAACGGGGGCGTTTAGTAGTGCTGCCGACTCTCTGGCAAACTTTGTATCAAGTGGTAAAGCTAACTTTCGTAGTCTGACAACATCGATCCTGTCTGATTTAGCCCGCATTGCTGCACGAATGGCATTGTCAAAGGCCGTTGGTGGGCTGTTTAGCATGTTCGGCGGGGCGGCAGCAGGAGGCGCTAATGCCTTTTCTTCGGGAGAATATGGCAACCTGCCACTGGTCGCAAACGCATCCGGCGGCGTGTATCGCTCGTCAGATTTGAGTGCATATAGCGGCCAGGTGGTTTCACAGCCAACTTTTTTTGCTTTTGCTCGCGGGGCGGGCTTGATGGGGGAGGCAGGGCCAGAGGCGATCATGCCATTGACCCGAGATAGTAAAGGCCGTTTAGCGGTAACTGCGGTTGGGGCTGGGGCACATGGCTCGGTATTTTCTCCGAACTATAACGTTGTTATTCAGAACGACGGTAAAAATGGCGAGATAGGTCCAGGGGCACTAAAAGCCGTATATGACCTCGGGCAAAAAGCTGCAGCTGATTTTTTGCGGCAGCAGGGGCGTGATGGTGGTCATCTGAGCGGGGCATATCGATAATGGAAACATTTCGCTGGCAAGTTCGCCCCGATATGGTCGTAGAGTCTGAGCCACGGGTGCATGTTGTAAAGTTCGGAGAGGGGTACGAACAGCGCCGATCCTCCGGTTTAAATGGCGATCTGAAAAGCTATGAAGTAACAATCAAGGTCTCGCGGGATGACGCCCACGCGCTGGAGGCGTTTTTATCTCGACACGGCGGTGTTTCAGCGTTCCTATGGACGCCGCCCTATGTGCATCGGCAGATCAGGGTCGTATGCCGGAAATGGGCGTCACGGGTTGAAATGCTTAACACCGTGTTTACAGCAACGTTTAACCAGGTGATTTCCTGATTGAGAGGAGGAATAATGCGCAATATTCCGCAGGAGACCCGAAACGAAACCACAAAAACTGAGCAGGGAGCTCGCATTGATCTGTGGGAGTTCGACCTGTCATCCATAGGCGGGGATCGTTACTTTTTTTGCAATGAATTAAATCACAATGGTGAGCCGGTAACGTGGCAGGGGAGACAATATCAACCCTATCCCATTCAGTGCTCGGGTATCGAAATTAAGGGAAAGGGGGCAACTAATCGCCCTTCGCTCGCCGTATCTAATCTGTTTGGCCTGGTCACTGGAATGGCGGAGGATTTGCAGAGCCTTGTTGGGGCTTCTGTTGTGCGCCGGCAGGTATATTCTCGGTTTCTTGATGCGGAAAATTTCCCCGATGGTAACCTAGAGGCCGATCCTGAGCAGGAGGCCGTGGCTCGCTACGTTGTTGAGCAATTGACAGAGCTGACTGCAGAAACGGCGACGTTTGTTTTATCTCTCCCTACTGAGACTGACGGAGCCGTATTCCCCGGGCGTATCATGCTCGCAGAGGTTTGTGCATGGCGTTATCGATCAGATGAGTGTGGTTATGCTGGCCCTCCAGTGGCGGATGTGTTCGATAGTCCAACCGTTGATCCCTCCCTTGACCAGTGCAGTCGATGTCCGAGGGGGTGCAAGCTGAGGAGCAATATCGGCAGCTTTGGTGGTTATCTGTCTATTAATAAACTATCGCAATGATAATTTGGTGGCATCATCTTTTACCTTTACACCTATCATTTGTTAGTATGTGGCTACATTACTAATGAGGATGGTGATATGGAATTATTTATTGTTGCTGCATTGCTTGGATTAATTCCTGCATTCATAGCACAGAGTAAAGGGCGATCTTTTGGTGCGTGGTGGTTATATGGTTTTTTTCTGTTTATTGTGGCAATAATCCACGCTCTTTTAATATCTAAGAATGATAAAGCGATAGAGGATAAACAGCTGGAAAATGGGATGAGGAAATGTCCATTTTGCGCTGAGTTAGTAAAGAAAGAAGCTATTAAGTGCAAGCATTGTGGTAGTGATATACCAGCATTTAATGTGGCAAAAGAAAGTAATGTTGATTATCTTTTTGTTCCTTCTTGTGTTCCTATTAATGAATACATCAAAGTTGATGCTGGAAGAAAAACAATTAACAGCAGCAAAGTCGCCGATGTTGTTTATAAATTGAGAAAAATAAATCCTGATGTTAGCTCTGAGTGGATTGAAAAAAGATATTCCGATGATATTGAATTTATTTTGTCGGAACTGCCACATGACCTTAGAGAAGAGTTCTCTATGGTGTATAGATCAATATTAATGGCTTGAAGAAATACGCCCGTTATTGAACGGGCTTTTTATTGCCTGTTTTGTTGTCATTCTTAATGAACTTACTATTTACTCTATAAGGAATCATATGATTGATGATGAAATATTGGAGCATGCTTTACAGTGTGCGCCGATGGAGTCATGCGGTTATGTGGTGCGTATGGATCAGAGAACGGCATATCTGCCATTTGAAAACCGGTCTATTGAGCCTACGCAGTATTTCAGGATGGCGCCCGAGGACTTTTTGGCGGCACAGGCCAGGGGGGAGGTTATCGCGATGGTGCATAGCCATCCTGGGGGGCTGCCCTATCTCAGCGAGGGAGACCGAACGCTGCAGTTGGCCAGCGCCTTGTCGTGGTGGTTAGTCTGCGATGGCAATATCCATCGGTTTCGCTGCGTTCCCCGCTTATTGGGGCGGCAGTTTGAGCACGGGATATTGGATTGCTACACCCTCTTTCGTGACGCCTATGAGCTCGCTGGCCTGACGTTGCCCGATTTTCATCGGGATGATGATTGGTGGAAGCGTGGCGAAAATCTGTATCTGGAGAACTTTGAGAAAACCGGGTTTTACCGGGTTACCGCCAGTGATGCGCAGGCTGGGGATGTGGTGCTGTGCTGCTTTGGGTCATCCGTAGCGAATCATGCGGCAATTTACTGTGGTGACGGAATGTTGCTACATCACGTCCCTGATCAGTTGAGTAAACGAGAGAGGTATAGCGATAAATGGCAACGGCGAACGCACTCAATATGGAGGCACCGGGACTGGCAAGTATCCGCTTTCACGGGGATTTACAACGATTTGGTAGTCGATTTGACCTCCATGTAAATACCGCCGCTGAGGGAATTCGTGCGCTGTGCATACAGCTTCCAGGCCTGCGCCAGCAGATGTCGCAGGGACATTATCAAGTGCGCATCGCAGGGCTAACTGCCACCCCGGCAGACGTGGCTCAGCGTATGCGGGAGCCTTTGCCGTATGGGGGCATTATTCATATTGTTCCTCGGGCTGCCGGCGCAAAGCGCGGTGGGGTATTTCAGATTATCGCTGGTGTGGCAATGATCGCCGTGGCGTGGTGGAACCCCGCTGGCTGGATGGGGGCTGCTGCAGTATCTGGACTATACGCAGCAGGTGCCAGCATGGCCCTTGGTGGCGTTGCGCAGATGTTGGCACCACAGCCGAAAGCGCCATCAATGGCGCAGGCTGATAACGGAAAGCAAAGCACCTATTTTTCCAGCTTGGATAACATGGTTGCACAAGGAAACCCATTACCGGTTTTGTACGGCGAGATGTTAATCGGATCGCGCCGTATTTCGCAGATGCTGAGCACCCGTGATGAAGGTGGCGGCGGAAAAGTTGTCGTGATAGGTCGCAGAACATAAACCGCCTTTTGGCGGTTTTGTTATATGAGGGGTGTGCATTATGGGTAAGGGTAGTGGCGGTGGGCATACGCCGTATGAGGCACCTGATAATTTACGATCTTCTCAACTGCTCAGCGTGATTGATGCGTTGAGTGAAGGTCCGATAGAGGGGCCAGTGGATGGCCTGCAGAGTATCCTGGTTAATCAAACGCCCACTGTCGATGCTGATGGTAATGTTAATGTCCACGGTGTCACGGTGGTTTACCGTGTTGGAGAGCAGGAGCAGTCGTCACTGGATGGGTTTGAGGAATCTGGCGCTGAAACAATGTTAAACGCCGAGGTGAAAAACGCTAATCCAATAACCAGGACCATTACATCAAAAGAGATCGATCGCCTGCGCTTTACGTTCGGTGTTTCATCATTGGTTGCCGGCACCGATGACGGTGATCAGGTCGAAACCAGCGTTAATCTGAGCATTCAAGTGCAGCGCGCCGGCGCCTGGGTGACGGAAAAAGATGTGACGATCCAAGGAAAGCGGACATCGCAATTTTTAGCATCAGTAGTCGTCGATAATTTGCCTCCACGCCCGTTCGGTATTCGGATGATCAGGAATACGCCTGACAGTACATCTGCTCGTTTACAGAACAAAACATTATGGTCGAGTTACACTGAGATAATCGATCTGCAGCAGCGCTATCCCAATACGGCTGTAGTTGGTGTGCGTGTGGATGCTGAGCAATTCGGCAGCCAGCAGGTCACGATGAATTACCACGTTCGCGGTCGCATTGTCCGGGTCCCATCCAACTATGATCCAATTACGCGGGTGTATACCGGTATTTGGGATGGATCTTTCAAACCGGCGTATACCAATAACCCTGCGTGGTGTCTGCTGGATCTGCTTACGCACCCACGGTATGGCATGGGCGATCGTATGGGGATGGCAGACGTTGATATCTGGTCCCTGTATGCCATTGCACAGTATTGCGATCAGTCTGTTCCTGATGGGTTTGGTGGGACGGAGCCGAGGATGGTGTGTAACGCCTACCTAGCGACTCAGCGAAAGGTTTATGATGTCCTGGCTGACTTCTGCTCATTAATGCGCTGTATGCCCGTTTGGAACGGTCTGACGATGACGTTTGTGCAGGACAGGCCCGCAGACAAAGTGTGGACGTATTCAAACAGCAATGTCGTTGACGGCAGTTTTAAGTACGGATTCAGCGCACTGAAAGATCGTCATAATGCGGTAGAGGTGCGATACATTGACCCGCAGAATGGCTGGAAAGCCTCTGTGGAGCTTGTAGAGGATCAGGCGGCCATCGTTCGATATGGGCGAAACCTGCTTAAAATGGAGGCCTTTGGTTGTACGTCGCGTGGCCAAGCGCGACGTATGGGGCTATGGGTGATCCAGACTGAATTGCTGGAGACGCAAACCGTCGATTTCATGATCGGTGCCGAGGGATTGCGCCATCTACCCGGTGACATTATTGAAATCTGCGATAATGATTATGCAGGTGTCACAGTTGGTGGGCGAATACTGGATGCTGATACGGTCAGCCGAACGGTCACCCTCGATCGTGATATTGCTCTACCTCCAGGTGGTTCGGCAGAGATGAATCTTATCGGTGCTGATGGCTCGCCAATAAGCATCCCTGTTGTCGATCTCCCTGCGCCAAATATGGTGCGGCTGCAGACAGTTCCGGCCGGTATTCAGGCGTATGGTGTATGGGGACTGCGGCTTTCATCTATGCGCCGGCGCTTATTTCGCTGCATGATGCTCCGCGAAAATGATGACGGGACATATGCCGTTACGGCGCTGCAGCATGTACCGGAGAAAGAGGCCATTGTGGATAACGGCGCGCATTTTGAGCCGTTACCAGGCACAGAAAACGGCGTTATCCCGCCAGCTATCCAGCATTTGTCCGTCAGCATTGGCGCCGATTCGGATAAATATCAGGCATTAGCACAATGGGACACCCCGCGCGTTGTTAAAGGCTGTAAGTTTCTCCTGCGGCTGACGACTGGCGCAGGAACGGCGGAGGACCCTGCGCGGTTGGTAACGTCTGCGACGATCAGCGAGACACGGTTTTCGTTTAATGATCTGTCGCGAGGTGACTATGAGCTTACCGTGAGAGCCATGAATGGCCTAGGTCAGCAGGGCGCGCCAACCTCTACGCAGTTTAGTATTCAAGTCCCTGAGGCTCCAGCGAGCATCGAGGTTAACCCCGGTTATTTTCAGATCACGATAATCCCTCACCAGACCTACTATCATTCCGATGTGCAGTATGAGTTTTATTTTTCAGAGAGACGTATCACAGATGTGACTCAGGTTGAGTCATTAGCGATGCGCCTCGGGATTGCGACTTATTGGGTGAAGGCGGGGCTAAATAAATTAGCTACGGAATATTATTTCTATGTGCGCAGTGTGAATCTTGTCGGTAAATCTATATTCGTTGAGTCTATAGGCCAAGTCACCAGCGATGCTACCGGCGTACTCGACATTCTGAAAGGCGAAATTACCGATAGTCAGATGGCGCAGGATTTTCTGAAAGGCATTGATAATAATCTGGTGCGTGATGAGTTTAATAAAGCTCTGGATGATTCAGAAACTAAAGTTGATCAGGCGCTGACGGTTCTGGAGTCTGCTGTTGGTGACTCTAAGGCTCAATTGCAGGCGTTGTCTCAGACTGTTGCGACGGAGGATGCTGCGTTATCTCAGAAAATTGATAACGTTAATGCTCAGGTCGGCGAAAATGCTTCTGCTGTCCAGGTGATTTCTAAGGCGCAGGCAGATCTTAAGGGCGATGTGTCTGCCATGTGGTCAATGCAGGTTCAGACCACACAAGACGGTAAAAAGGTTATTGCCGGGATTCAGGCCACAGCTGAGGGAGGTGTTGGCCAAGTACTGATACTTGCCGATCGTTTTGCCGTTATGAATCCCAATAATGGCAGCGAGTTGTTACCTTTCATCATTCAGAATGGCCAGGTTATTATTGATGAGGCTTTTATGAAATCACTCAATATTAACGATAGGTTTATTGTTACTCCAGATGGACAGCTCACCATTCGATCTCACAAAGATAGCCGCGTTGGTTTAATGATGGATAGCGATCTGATACAGATTAATGATGAATCAGGCCGGCCAGTTATAAAATTGGGAGATTTGAGGAAAACGCTGGTATGAGTGACTATGGTCTGAGGATTTTTCGTGATGATGGTTCATTCCTAACGCTGAACAGCGAGACAACCGTATCAAAAATTTTGGGAGTATCAAGAGTTCCTGGTGATGGCTTAAATCTCGCCAAGGCGCCATTCAATACAGGGATCGTTATTCCTGATGGGTACGATTACTATTGCTGGAATAGTGCCCCCATCGCTGGTTATGACAGGTTATCGATAGGAGGACCGTGGGGGTTTCATCGGAGATACTCGCGCCTTGATGGCGCAAGGCGAGTGCTTATAGATACAACCAATACCGCCGATTATCGTATTCCTGCCCTGTTTTATGCTGTCATTGCGTGGCCGACTAAAACGCAGCAGAAAGCCACATATGGTTTGGAAGTGTTAAATGGGTCTGCATTATTTAGGTTGACAGGTGATACATCATTTAGCACTGAGCTTTTCAGAGGAGAGGTAACCATAGATTACGGATGGGCTCCGTCCAGAATCAACCCAGCATTTAATCGATATAACTCTGTGGTATTTTTCTATACTACTGATCCTAATGTTTGCATATCGTGCCATGAGGAACCGCAGCAAATAAATTTTTACCCGGTAGATATCAGTAATGCGGCGCCAAGATCTGTTCGTGCTAAAGTTGTTATCTTTGGTACAGGAAATGGAGGTGGCGGGCTTCAACGTGATACCTATGGCCTTGAGCTATACAATAATGGCGTGCTGGCCTATAACTCAGGGTGGCGTATGCTAACACGACCAATACTATTAAATATGAATGGCATGGCTCAAAATAGTATGACCGGGGTTTCCGGCGTTCGCAGGCCAATGTATATGCCTACTGGTGTTGGTCAGTGTGGGGTTCGCAAGCTATATCAGCGTAGCGATGGCTTTTCGATCGGCGCGGCAATGGGGCGGGTTTCTGGTGAGTTTGCTCATTCATCGCCATGGTTTGTTGGTGACTCGCCATTGATGGTACTCGACGCAGAAGATTACTTCTCCTTTTAACTTCCTCCCTTATTTCTACTATTTCACATTAACCCTTCATAAAAGGATCTGGTATGCGTGTATGCATTTTATGTCCTGCTATTTTGCTTTTTGCTGCTGGTATGGCCCAAGCGAGTTCAGGTGATTCAACAATAACGCTGAATTATATACAGCAATCGAATATCCAGGTTGAGAAAGATCTGGTTGAGTTTAAGCAGATTACAGATCAGTTTATTGGATCTGAACACTTTGGTGCGTCCACGGCGCCATACCGCGATGCTGAAGGTGTTGCACTTTCCTATCGCTATGAGTTTACCGACTGCTGGGGCGTGATAGGGCGGCTAAGTTACACGGGATTACGCCGGGGAATGCAGATCCGGCGCGGGCATAATTATGGACCGGGTGTCCCTGTACTTGTTGATGGGCGTAGCCGTTCCCAGCGATGGGGGATCATGGCGGGTCCATCGTATCGAGTTACCGACAATCTCAGTTTATATGGGCTGGCGGGTGCCAGCGTTGATCGGCTGAGCTGGCATATTCAGGTGGATGATGGCGCTAACGATGCGCTTGGGACGGCTTTGCACACTGCGGAGCAGCAGTTAACCCGTGTATCGATGGCTTACGCCGCCGGAGTCCAGCTTAACGCTGGAGGTTATGTCCTGGACTTCTCATATACCGGTGTTGGCGGTGATGACCGCAGCCATGGCTTTTTGGTTGGGGTTGGTCTTATTTTTTAGAGTTTTGACATGACGGGTAAGTGTGGTGCGATTAAATGTTATTGGTTCGCTTTGCACTTTCTTATAAATCAATAAGATGTGTATTCATTTTGTTGTTTTCTCTCTATGGGGTGGAGAAAGCATCCACCTGTATCTATTCTTAATTAAAGAAAAGCCTAAGGATGGTTGAGATGAGATAAATGAATAAGAGAAAATATGTTTTTTTATTGTTTTTTATTTTTCCGATATGTGCTTTTGGTGCTGATGGTGCAGAGGACTCTGTTCCCGTGTTTACCACCCCGTGGTCTCGCCTTTTTTCTGGTTCAGAAGCGAGATTGTCTACAGCTATTACTTATAATGCACCATTGTCTAATCAAGACAAGTATATACCAGTAAGTTATACTGAGAGTGAGACCAAAAACATATATAACCAAAGAGTCTTTGTTAGCTTTCAGTACTCCCCATTAAGCTCTTTTTTTGCTAATTTGACGGTTAGGACACCATTGCAAAATATTAATCGTTATAGAGCTGATTTTGTTTATAGTTTTGGCTATGATGATTGGAGGCCAGGAACATTCAGCCTAGTATATAGCAATTATGGTGACAATAATAAATTCTTCCCACAAGAAGGTGATCGCAGAACAAAAATAGAGCAAGGAATGATTACTGCGGCATATAAGTTTTCGCTTCCGAACTCATGGAATAAAAATATATTGATATATCCTAGTGATAGCCTAACATGCCAAATAGGCTATTTATATGGCCCAAGATATTACTCGACACAAGAGAGTAGAATACGGAAAGGGAAGAGTGTATTGCTTGGAAGTTGCGGGTATACATTAAAACATAATTATTTTTTCAGGGTTTCGACGTTCTTTTACCCAGATAGATCTCAGCAACAACCATGGGATGCAGACTATACCTATAGCATTGGCTATGTTTCAGGTTATCAACCTGGTGATTTATCAATTTCATATAGTAACTATAGCGGAACACGGTATTTTTGGCGAGGTGATCGTAATGCTAACTTTCGAGATGGGACCATTAGTATTACTTGGACTCTCCCATTCTGAATAAATAGTCACTAAGTAACAGGGCCACCATCGGTGGCCTTTTTTATTTATGGAGTCAATATGGCACGCATTACCGGCATCCTAAAAAATGGGATGGGGAAACCTATTACCCATTGTGAAATTGCGTTGAAAGCGCTACGAACGAGCGCAAGCGTCATTGTTCATACTGTCGCATCACAGAGCCCTGGAGAGGCAGGGCTATATGACATGGCAGCGGAGCCAGGGCAGTACCGCGTAACGCTCTGTGTGGATGGATATCCGCCGGAGTATGTCGGGGATATTCAGATTTACCACGACTCTCCTGATGGTACGCTGAACTATTTTCTTGGGCTCCCACAGGATGGTGATTTACGCCCTGACGTGATGAAAGAGTTTGAAGTGATGGTGGCCAAAGTGTCGGCCCAATCTGCAGAGGTTGAAAAGAATAGGGATGCCACCGCAGAGAGTGCTCGCGCTGCTTTAGATAGTCAAAATGCTGCCCATGCATCTGAATCAGCAGTAGCTGCGAGTGCTTCCGCAGCGCTGGCCAGCCAGAACGCCGCGAAAGCGTCGGAGTTGGCGGCTGCTAGTGGCGCCCAGTCTGCGCAGTCCAGCCAGCAAGCGGCCAAAGCCTCGGAGTCTGCGGCAGCAGACAGCGCAGCTGCAGCGCTGGCCAGTCAGAATGCAGCTAAAGAATCAGAACGGGCGGCGGCCAGTAGCGCCCAGGCCGCGCAGGCCAGTCAGCAGGCGGCGCATGGTTCAGAATCGGCAGTGGTAGACAGCGCAGCTGCGGCGCTGGCCAGCCAGAACGCCGCGAAAGCGTCGGAGCTGGCGGCGGCCTCCTCTGCGGAAACTGCAGCAACAGATGCCGCTGTAAAAGCGGCACAGGCAACCGAGGCCACTCTGAGGGAGGCTGTGCGTGCAGATGCAGATCGCGCCGCATCCAGTGCCACGGAAGCACATTCCTTTGCAGAGCAGGCTGCAGGATCGGCAAGCGGTGCTCATAATTCGCAAACAGCAGCCGCTCAGTCAGCATCACAGGCGGCGGGATCGTCCAGTGCTGCAACTGGCAGTGCTAGTGCTGCTAAAGCCTCGGAAACTGCAGCAGCTGGGAGTGCATCATCTGCTGCGCAGTCAGTGTCACAGGTATCAAGCTCCGCCAGCGCAGCAGCTGGTAGTGCTAGTGCAGCGAAAGCCTCGGAGACAGCCGCTTCCGGTAGCGCATCAGCGGCGGCAGGATCAGCTCAGAGCGCCAAGACTGAGGCCGATCGTATTCTTGGGAAGCTGGACACAAAGCAGGATAAGGCCCCCATATTATCTGCGATTGCTGCGTTGCCGGCTGCGGCAAATAAGCTATCGTATTTCACTGGCGCTGACCGTGTAGGACTTGCTGATTTTTCACAGGTAGGTCGTGATATCGTGGGGGCTGGTACTGCTAATGATGTTATCCAATACCTTAAATTGGGGAATGCGGCAAAACTGGACGTTGGTATAACGGCAGGAAGCGTTGCCGCTGGTGATACCACAATGGGGGGAAGCTACACAAACGTAACAAGCGGCAGGGTCATGGGGGTAACATATACAAATAGTTCTACACGGTCGATGCTGGTCATATTTTCTTATCACGGCGCAAGCTGGGGAACTGTAGAAGCAAGGGTTGGTGGTGCTATTGTTGCTAGGGCTGTTAGCGTTAATAACTCATCAACCCATTCTGGGCCATCACTATCATTCATCGTCCCATCAGGCGAAACTTATTCAGTAACAAAGACGGACGGGGCAGTCGCTTCTATTATTTGGTCGGAGATGGTGTGATGATGAAGTATTTTAAAGATGCTCATGATGTTGTGTATGCTTACGAGTCTGATGGCAGTCAGGATGACTATATAAGCGAGGGCCTTACGGCAATCACGGAGCGCGAGGCCATGGCAATTGTTAACCCTCCGCCAACGCACGAAGAACTTGTCATACAGGCTGAAGCGTACAGGCAGTCGTTATTAGATGAAGCTAATGCTGTAACTGCAGACTGGCGGACTGAACTAGCGTTAGGCGTCATCAATGATGTCGATAAGGCGAAGCTTATTGCATGGATGGAGTATATCAAGGCGGTGAAAGCTGCAGATACTTCAACCGCTCCTGATATCACATGGCCGCCAAAGCCAGCTGGTTGAGTGATTGGGGGGGGGCATGGACGCCATAAACACGTGGGACGGTGTGAGCGCGGCGTTGGTTATGTTATAAGGCAATTCTTTGAGTTCGTAACGCGAAGGTCATGCGGCATTGCCGTCTATCCAGTCAGCCCACCACTGCATCATCTCTCGCCTTTTATCCATATATTGTGCATGGTTATAGATCCCGCGCACGGACTGTTTATCTGTGTGAGCAAGCTGGCGCTCTATCGCCTCAGAAGGCCATTCGTGCTCGTGTAGAATGGTGCTAAATTGGTGGCGGAAACCGTGACCACTCGCCAGCCCTTCATAGCCGATTTGGCGAATGACCAATAGAACGGCATTTTCACTGATCGACTTATTTTTATCATTTCTACCGGCAAATACAAACTGCGATACAGGTTCAGTGACTGGCTTTAATGCTTTGAGCAACTCAGCGACTTGGTGCGACATAGGGACAATGTGAGGCTTACGGCTCTTCATTTCCGATTCGTCGATCGTAATTAGTCCGGAAGTGAAATCGACGTTAGGCCATTTCATAGATCTGAGCTCTTTGGTTCGCAAGGCTGTATACTGCAACACCATAGTGGCAATCTTCGAAACTATACTGCCTGAATATCCAGCCAATGCCTGGTTGAATGCAGGGATCTGTTCAGCAGGAAGGAAAGGGAAATTTTTCTTCCTGTATCCCTTCATTGCATCAGCGAGATCCGGCGCTGGATTGTATTTTGCTCTCCCCGTTACTATGGCGTAACGAAACACCTCACCACAACGACGCCGGGCCTTGTTTGCTCTCTCCATGGCTCCGCGCTCTTCAATCCGCCTCACAACAGACAAAAGGGCCATAGGCTCGATTTCATTCATCTCCATCGCGCCTATGAGCGGGAGAATATCAGTTTCAAACATCCGCTGTAATTCATTCGCATACCCTTCAGACCATACCTGGCGCTTGTGGGCGTACCATTCCTTATAGATCACTGAGAATGAGTTATCCTTCTCGCTTTCCTTTTTGGTCCTTACTGGATCTATACCATCGGCAATATCCTTTCTTGCCTGGTAGGCTTTGTCGCGAGCTTCTTGTAAAGAAACAAGAGGATATTTACCCACGGTTAAAATTTTCTCTTTACCGCCTAGTTTGAAACGCAGTTGCCACACCTTTTTTCCAGAGGCTGGTATGTAGAGGTATAGCCCGTTGCTGTCCAGTAGGCGATAGGGCTTGTCTTTTGGCTTTGCTGCTTCAATCTGTTTAACCGTGAGCAT